CGTCAGCGACTCGGTCGCCTCGCCGCCGATCTCCCGCGGATCCACGCCGTAGATCGCCGCAATCTGGTTCGCGGTCAACTTCAGCGTCTCGATGAACTGGGCGTGGTTCGGCGGGATCGTCATCAGCGACAGATCCCAGTCGGACCCGGTCACGAATGGCTTCCCGCTGGCGAACGACGCCACCGCACGACTCTGCACGGTGGCAGCACTGTCGGGGCTGAGCACCTTCTGGCTGTTCTTCAGCACAGCCGGCGGCAGGCCGCCGCCACGCCTCACGTCCGCGTACTCCTGTGCCGAAAGGCCGGCGCGGACGATCGACGCGAAGTGCTCGATCGGCGAAAGCCCCAGCATCTTCCCGGTCGGCACGATCCACGGGATATGCACGATCCTCGAAGCGGGAACCGGCTCGCCGGCCACGTACCACTGCTTCGACATCTCATCGAAGGACCATGCGTCATTCGCCAGCCAGGACACGACAGCGGGGAATCCGAAGCCGTCCGTCTCCAGGGTCCACCCCACCGCGTTGCCCTGGGTCACAACCCCGTACGCGGCCTGGCCGAACCACTGCCCGACACCTGCGCGGCCGATGTCGTTCTGGCTCTTGAACAGCTGGGGGAGCCCGATCTCGGTGCGCGTCCCGTCGCTGTTGAGGCGGTAAGCGTCCAGGGGCAGGGTCGAGACGAAGTCGACGATATGGCGGATCGCCGCGAACACGGGCGCCAGATGCGCCGCACGCTCAGGCGACACGAGCCGGCCGTCAGGGTTGGGGTCGGTGTTGAACCACTGGTCCATCGAACGCCGCTCACCGCGACGGAAGAACAGGCTCACTTAGCTGCCCTCCATGAAGCCGCGAGAGCAGCAGCAGCGACCACCAGCAGCACTAGCGGCGGCCAGACGAACCATGCGAACGCGGCGATACACAGGACGGCGACGACATCGAACACTGTGGACATCGCACCTCCTGTCAAAGTACGGACTCCAGCACGTCATAGTTGGCAGCAGGCAGGTAGACCGCGTGAGCAGCGAGCGTGGCCGCCTCGAGGGTTGAGATGTCCGAGGTCGACACCTTCCGACCCCACGCCCACCGATCGCCGACGATCCGCTTCACCGCACCAGAGACAGCCGTCTCCAGTTCGGGGTACCTGGCGTGCCGCAACTTCCGTTCACGAACCAAGTCGAGCATCGTCGCGCAAGAGTCAAGAACCCACTTGGTGTCAACCGCGTTCACCTTGACGCCGGCGCCCTCGAGGTGAGGGATCAGCGCGGCCGCCGGCCCCCTGTTGTCGACGATGACATCGACCTGATGTTGATCCTGCAGAGCCTTCGCCCGCTGGACCATCCAGCCGATCCCCGGCCCATGCTGCAGCGGCTTCACATGCACAACGTCCCCGTCGAACGCAGCCGCCGTGATAGCACCGTGCGTCATGTCCATCGTGGCCGCGAAGCCGATAGCACCCAAACTCACACCGCTCGGAGGATCCCCGTAACAGGCATCCCACCTGCCGATGCCGAACGCGGCATCAGCTGAGCCGGGTTCGTCCCACCACCCGAGGAACTCCCGAATGAACTCCTCCGCAGGCATCTCCTCGCGGAAGTCTTGCATCCGCTCCGCAGTGATACGCCGGCCATAGGCAGGATTCGCCAACCGCAGCAGATCCACCCGGTCAGCGACACACCCCTCTACCTCACCCCAGGCGTGCGAACAGATCGGGTCCTGGCACTCCACCCGCGGGGCACACCACTCGAAGTACGCCGAACGCTTCGATCCACCGGCACGCCCGCGGTCGCGGATCCGCCGCAGCACATCAGAGTCGGCGAATCCGGCCGAAGATCCATATCTGACCTGAGCGCCCTTGCGGGTCGCAAGGATCGGCATCAGCGCGCCAGTCTGACCGGGAGTCAGGAACAGCGCCTCGTCCCAGGTGATCTTGTCGCCCGAGATACCCCGACCCCCGCCCTTGGATCGGGCGTGGAACTCGATCCGTTCACCGGACAGGAGCTCGATCGCCTCGTCACCGTTCGCTGTCCGCGGCTTCCTGCACCGCTTACGGAAGTCGTCGTTACCCTCGATCAACTGGCACATGTGCTCAAACGTCTTCTGTGCCGTGTCGAACAAGTGGGCCGTCCACGCATGCAGCGGTTCACCCAGCACGAACACATCCGTCAATGCGGCGATCTCGAGCGTTGCCGTCTTCAGGTTCTGCCTAGGCGCAACCACCGCCACCGAGAAACACGCCGGCTTCCCAGGCTGATCCTCAGCGAAGATCGCATCCAAGATCATCCGCTGCTCGTCATCCATCGGCATACCCAGTTGGGCGCCGACATCGGCAGCGAGGTCCCCGAACGATTCCTGATAGTCAGGCACCCACTTGAACGCGGGATCAAGCACCGCGCTTCGCCCTGCGCTCGGCCAGTTGGTCGCGGGCCTGATCCAGCGGCGACGCCGCAGACTTCACATCCGCCGTGGCCGCCTTCAGTGACGCCTCGAGCTGCTTCGCCAGTGAAGCCATGCCAGCACCAGTGTCACGCCCGTAGTCCAGACGCCGAGCCAGTGCCAGCGAAGCCTGCCCAAGCACCGTCTGATCCCGCTCAGCGTCCCGCAGGTGCTGCAGCGTAACGGCCTCAACGGGGCCGATCTGGTCCGATTCGGTCGGCAACTGCACCAAAGTCGGCGCAACTTCGTCGCGGTGCTCGGTAACCGATCCACGAGCAGCGCGGACCCGGCAACGACCCGAGCAGTACTTCGACGACGACCGTTTCGCCTCGTACACCTCACCGCAGACGTCACAAGGGCGATGCATAACTATCCACCACCAGACGGGACGAGGCCGGGCTGCTAACAGGGAGTGACCGCGCTGCCGTCACGCAGCGTCAGTGCGCTACACGCCAGCGCGGGGAGAGGGAGGGACTGGCGAGCGAGGGTCGTGAGGGCCCGATCCTAAAAACTTGATGCGTCACCGGACACGCTCCGTAGTCCGTCACAGTGCGTCACCATGAGACGTGGTCCACCGGCATGGTTATTCATCCACTCAATGGATGACTATGCATCACCACTCCCGCACCGTGGATCCCGCTGGTGTGGCAGCGTCCATCTTGTGCTTGGTCCACCATGTGTCGACCGCTGCGATCTGGACCTTGAGTGGTGGGCGTGGGCGATTGCGGGCTACGACCCGCTTGATGCATTCATCACGGGGTGTCGTGATGATGCGTGTCTCGGTAGCTCCGACGAGTTGGGCGGCCTTGGCTCGAGCGGACATCGTGGCACCAGCTCTGATGACTGCGGCCTGGGCGTTTGGGTTCTTAGCGAGGAGCCTCAGCGCTTGCCTGAATCGCTGTTCGCTGCCACCCCACTTGGGGTCATCGAGGTCGTACACCTCGAGGCCCAACGACTTGGCGAGCGTGGTCTTGCCGGCGCCCGGCGGGCCGCAGATCAGTACGACTCGTCTCACCATTCCCTCACGGTCATGGATCGTCTGGTGTTGGTTACTGCTGCGCCTTTGCGGCCGCCTGCTGCTCGGTTACAACGCGTGTGCTCCGGCCCCTTGTACTTCGTGCGGTCGTCGTCGTCATGGCCAAGATCCCAGGAGTCTGTGGGGACTATCGGTTGGGCGCAGCGCCAGCAGATGGCGTTACCGGATGCAACGCTATGTTCCCACTTGGCTCGCTCAGCCCTGTGTTGCGAGCCGTACCCTCGAGCGGTGGTGTTGCCGTTGCGTGGCATGTGGTCACCACCCCGGTGAAGGTCCGGTCCCAGCCACGGGGATGAACCAGGACCGAACCGCACATGACCAAGCCCCGGCCTGGTAACGACAGGTCGGGGCTTGGGTGATTGTGGGATACGCCTTCATTCAATTCGCCACGGCGTACAGTAGCAATCTACTTGGAGACACCCTGTCAAGTCACGCTAGCCGTTACTCGGCGTGTCTACCCTCACTCAATCACCCTGCCATCCGGGGTGAGGCAGAGGCTCTTCGGCCCAGTGTGGCCGCCTCTCTGCTCACAGGACTTCTCCTGATGATTAACCGTGATGGTTGTGGTCGTGAGCAACAGGCCGACCATCACCATCAGGAACACCCAGAGTTTCCAGCCAGCCTGAGTGGTCGCGACCACGAACCACAGCAGCAGAGCGAACCCGACCCAGATGAGGACCCCCACCCACCAGCTCATGATGCCTGCTTTCTCGGTGCGTCCGCCGCAGCCAGCGTAACCAGATCGTCGAACAGGTACAGCCGCTTACCTGCCGGGTCGTGGCCGTGGTCGGTGACCCGCTTGCGCAGGTGCCACTTCTCCACGGTCTTCTGCGACACGGGCAGCCCGAACCTGGACAGCAGCACCACGCCCTCTCGTGCGGTGACGAGGCGCCCGTACACCTGGGCTCTCATCCAGTCCCGCATCTCAGCCACGTCGTAGCTGAGGCCGCAGGGTCGGCACTCGACGGAGGCGGCGTCGGGTTTGCCGTACATGTCCCCGCCGCAATCGGCGCAGGGTCCTGCGTAGATCCGTTCAGCCGGCCGGTCGACTGCTTTGCGGACGGCGTGGACAGCTGAGGTGATCTCCTCGACCGCCTCCGCGCCGGCCTTGTGATGCCTCAGCCACTCCACATGCGACAGCAGCCAGACGGCGACCGCAGGTGGATTGTCGGCGGTGGGTAGTACCCTGCCGCGTTCTTCACCGATGAGCCTGCACCACGTCGTGAGGGTGTTCCTGAGTACCCAGCCGATCTCGCTGGCGTTCGCGTTGAACGGGAGCGCCTTCTCCGAGCCGCCGCGGCCCTCAGCATCGCTGTAGCGGGCCTGGCGGGTGAGGACGGTGTCCAGCTCGCCCCAGAGTGCCGTGACGTCCCCTAGCGCCACTGAGAGCCTGTCAGCGCACCTTGCGCAGACTCGCCCCTCGGCTACGGGGCGGTCGCACCACTCAACCTCGCAGACCTCGTTCATGTCGTCTCCTCGGTGGCTGGGATGACGACGTACCCCGCATCCAGTAGAGCCTGGTAGGCGGCAGCAGCGAGCAGTTCGGCATACCTCGGCGTGACGTACATCGACCCCCTACCCCCGCGGCTGTATGTGCCCACCAACCCTTCGGCTAGCACTTCGCGTACACGTTCGTGGAAGCGGTCCTCTCGGGTCTCTTGACGCTTAGCCAACCCGGCGTCCCTGCGTACCTTGAACACCTCGCGGTCGTCACTCATGCTGGCCTCCTGAATGTGCGCTCGATCTGACGCATGTCCCGCTTCGGGAGCTCGAGCTCCTTCGGTCGCATCTCCCCGTCGGCGATTGCCTTCTGGACATTGGCCCACCACTCCCGGTACGCCGCGGTGTCGTCCGGGTCCAGGTCGGCCGGTGGGGTGATCGGGCCGTACTCGTCGATCCTCTTGCGGCGGATCTTCTTCACCTCGCTGATGATCTCGGCCGGCGACACCCACGGCTGTTTGCGGGCGACGATCGTCACGGCCTCCTTTGCGTCGATGAACCGGACATCGGCCAGCAGGAGCCCCCAGGCGTCTGGGGTCAGCTCATCGAACTTCTGCGAGGGGCAGCAAGCTGCGGTGAACCTGCACAGTGCGATTGCCTCTTGCGGGTTCATGACGCCTCCTCCTGTTCGGTGCAGGGGCCTGCGGATTCGTGGATGGGGCTGCCCCATGACAGGCCGCACAGGTCGCAGCGCTCGCTGTTCAGCCCCACCCGCTCACCAGACGGGACCGGGGCATGCCGCTTGCACGCCGCCTCCAGATCGCCCGGTCGTGGGCGGATCGTCTCGCTCATGCGATCTCCAGGTGGTTCGCGTGGTTGGTTCGGGCCTCGGCGCGCTGCATCGCCGCGTCCCAGTCGGGGCCTGACTGGCGAGGCGCGGGCCGCTGGAACGACTTGGCCTTGTTCAGCCAGACACGGAATGCGGCATCCCAGTCCTTGTGGGTCTTGCCGGTGGCTTGGTAGTAGTCGCGGAATGAGCGCAGCTGGAATGCGGGGTCGAGGTTGTACTCGACGGCGATCTCCAGGTGGACAGGCTTCGGCTCCCAGTCGCCCGGTAGTTGGGTGGCGCGCTTGCGCGCACTACTACTTGCTTCTGTATCTGTATCTGTATCTGTATCTGGTGCTCGGAAAGTGCCCCGTTTGTGGGTACTGTTTCCGCTCCCGTTTCCGCTCCGTGATCCGCTCCCGTTTCCGTCATCCTTGCTGGTCAGGGAGTTATCCACAGATCCTTTTCGCTGTTGATCCTGCGCACGCACTCGGGTGATCTCTTCGTAGCTGCGGTTCCATTTCAGCCACGACGCGATGCGGTATCCGCCGTTCTCGCGGATCAGCAGGCCGACATCCGCGCACCTTTCCGCTCTCGTTTCCGCGTCGTCTTCCGCTCCATTCGCGACGATGCCGAGGCGGCTGCGGACCTGCGCCAGCGACACGTAACCCTCGGTCTTGGGGGTGCGGGCGCAGTAGGCGAGCATTCGGAGGTACAGCAACTCTGCGGCTTCGCCTACCTCCATGATCCGTTCGTCGTCGGCGTAGTAGGCCGACAGTGGCGCATAGGCCCCAGGCTTCTTCCTCGCCATCAGATCGCCTCCTCGAGTTCGTCTTCACCGTCGAGCGCCTCAGACAGGGCGCGTCGGCGGATGCCTTGCGTCAACTTGCTGTCCACCAGTTCAGGTCGGGTCGTGACCCACCACGTGGACTTGCCGAACCTCTCCCGCAGGAGGTCGGCGTACAACGGATCGTTCATGCGGGCTCCTCGTCGAGCAGGTCGAGCATCGAGATCTGCCCCTCGACCTGCTTGATCGGCTTGTCGACGCGCATCGCCTTGGCGAGCTGGTCGGGGTCGTTCGTCCGCCACCCGGCGAGCCGGCAGTAGTCGGCGGACATGTCGACGCTGATGCCGTGCCGGCCGAGCGCCTTCGCTACGAGCGCTGTTGTACCTGTCCCGCCGAACGGGTCGAGTACGACTGCGGGTGTGGTGGGTGCGGTCGGTTCGCGGCAGGCGCAGACGTAGCCGGTGAGTGTGTCCGGGTGCTGTGCCTTCCATGCATTCCAGTCCCGCCCACTCGGCGTGTAGCGGAATCCGATGGAGCCGTTGCCGGCCTGGCCTGTAGCGAGCCGCTTGGAGTTGGTCTGCTCAAACTCAATGGGCGCACCATTGACCACGACGGGTCGGCGTCCTTCGCCGCACGCCGTACACACACCAGCCGGTGACCAGCCCTGGATGATGCGCCGCGGCCACTCAGTCGGAAAGGCGGCGAAGTGGTCGACGCCCAGCGACTCGGGCACCTTGAGTGGTTCGGTCGGGATCTCCCACACCGACCCCGGCAGCTTCCCGAGCGGGTTGAAGTCGGATATCTGGTTTCCCCGGTCCTTCCGATCGGGGGCACCGCCGACGCCTACACCATCGCCGCGGATCTCGTTTGGGCGCGGCTGTCGCGCATGCGTCTCGCGGATCTCATCGACTGCGCTGTAGTACCGCGGGTTCAGGGTGAAGTGAAACCATTGCTCATGCGAGCGGCGTACCCGGTCGGTGACGGACTCGGGTAGCCCGTTCGGCTTGGACCAGATGACCTCGGCGCGCAGGATCAGGCCGAGTTCGTCGATGCAGCGGAGCGCGTACCGCCATGGGATACCCATCAGCGACTTGGCGCGGATCGCCGCGACGGTCGAACCGCGCCCGGTCATGCGCTGGTAGTCGCTGGCGTTTTCGAGGCCACCGCTTCCATTCTGACCGCTGGCTGCGCTGTTGTACTTGTCGCCGAGGTTGACCCACAGCGACCCGGACGGTTTCAGCACCCGCACACACTCGCGGGTGACATCAAGCAGCGAATCCACGAACGCGGCCGGGGTCGGTTCATCGCCGATCTGGCCGACGTAGTGCTCGCCTCCGTCCTGGTACGACCGCAGCGCGAAGTATGGCGGCGAGGTGACCACGAGATCCACCGAGTCGTCCGCGACCGGAAGGGATCGGGAGTTGGCCCGCAGTACGGTGGCGCGGCCGGGGTTGGCCATGGGGTCGATCACGTCGCCTCCAGGGGGTTGCGCGGTACATACCGACCTGCTAGTCTCGGTACATACCAACCAGGAGGGGAACCAAAATGAACACCATCGTCATCACCTGCAACTGCGACAAGTGCCACGGCATCACCGCTGAGGTTCCGCAGGCCATGCTGGATAAGTCCGACGTACACGCGATGGTCATCCTCGCGACGATGCCCTACGGTTCGGCTGTCGGTTGCAAGGTCCTGAGCCGTGGCTGACCAGTACAAGCGGGTTCCGCACCGCACGATCCGGGTTCCGGATGACGAGTGGCGGGCGGCGCAGGAGAAGGCTGCCGAGCGCGGCGAGACGCTGTCAGAGGTTATCCGTCGCGCACTCAAGCGGTACGCCTCGAGGTAGTTCACGCGACCTCCCGACGTTCCGCAACGGCGTACATGTGGCGCAGTGCGGCGATGGCCTGCTGCGGTACGACACCATTGCCTAGGGCCTTCAACTGGGCGTTGCGGTTCACGCCCGGTACAGCGGTGACGTGGCCGGCGGGAAGGCCCATCATCCACTCGACGAAGGCGGGGTTGAGTCGCTGTGCCCCCTTGGTGTTCGGCTCGGTCGGGGCCGGCGCTACTCGTCTTAGGACGCGTTCCCACCGCTCGACTGCGGGTCCGTACTGACCCCATGCAACAGCGCTTGTACGGCGCTCGGCAGCATCAGATCCCCGGAGCTGCCCCGCTGATTCGGTCCACCCTTCGTCCCGTCCGTCGCCCGAGGTGTCGGTAGGAGCACCTGCGAGAGTGGCGGTCGGAACCCCTCCGATGCTCTCCGACCAGGCGTGCCCGTGTCGCTCGCCCTCGGCGTCGGCAGCAAACTCAGCACGTCGGTCAGCGTGACACCCGCATGCGCCTGCGAAGATGCCGAGCGGTTCGCGGTCGCATTCCGAGCGCCTTTCGCATCCGTCGTGACTGGCGTCGGCAGTAGCGACTCGGCCAACTCGGCCGGGCCGTCGGTCGGGCCATGACCGCCCGCCTTCCGCTTGTCGGGGTGCTGCGACCCACCGTTGACCGCCAATTGAGAGGTTGGCGTTTTCAGCAAAGACGAAGATTCGGTATCGCCCGTGGGGGGCACCCACATCGGCAGCTCGCAGGCCACACCAGTGCGCGTCATACCCGAGGTCGGCCAGGTCTCCAAGTACGGCTCCGAGTGCCCGCAGAGCAGGCTCACTTGCTCCGTCTCCCAGACACCACGGGCACGGTTCCACGTCGCTATGGGCTTCGGCACTGAGGAGTCCTCTCACGTTCTCGGCCACCACGTAGCGGGGGCGTAGTTTGCTGATGGCGTAGGCCATGTGGTTCCACAGCCCCGACCTCGTGTCCGGGTGCATTCCGGCGCGCTTGCCGGCGGCAGACACGTCCTGGCAGGGGAACCCGCCAGAGAGGATGTCGACCGGGTCGACGGCGTCCCAGTCGATCTTGGTGATGTCGCCGAGGTTCGGTACGTCGGGCCAGTGGTGGGCGAGGATCTTCGATGGGGCGTCTTCGATCTCGCTGAACCAGGCCGGCTCGGCGCCGAACACCTGGGCCACCGCCATGTCGAGGCCGCCGTACCCAGAGAACAGGCTGCCGCTCTTCATGCGGCCCCCTTGGGAAGGGTGTGCACGTAACCGCCCTCGTCATCCAGAAGCAGCCAGCCGCGGTAGGTGAGAATAGGTTCTTCCTCCGGGTCGATGTCGGGGTTGTTCCGTGGCAACAGCCAGCCGATCGACCCAGCCCACTCCGGGTTGACCGTCACGAGCCCGTGGCACCCACGGGTTCCGTCCCCGCATGCCGTGATGAGGACTGAGGCGCGCTCAAGTAGCGCACTGCCTCCGCGACCGCGGTTGAGCCTATGGTGGATGCTCTTATCGCCGATCCACAGAGGCTTGCCGCACATCTGGCAGTGGTCGTCATCCCGACGCCGCACGATCCTTCTAGCGGCTTCCTGTACTGCCTTGGTGGCCTTCGGCATCAGATGCTCACCCCCGCCAGCGTCCGCTCGGTGGCGACGATGGTTCGGCCCACGTCGATGCGGGCATGCAAGGCGCGGATGTACTCGCGCTGTACGCGGACGAGAGCGGCGGTCTTGTCGCGTTCGATCAACTGCCGCTGGGTGGACAGAACGGCGGTGTGTTCGCGGGTCTGCACCGCACCTTCGGCGGTGAGGAAGGCTTGTGCTTTCGCTACCCGGTACGCGGACTCAGCTTCGGCGGCCTGCTGCTCGAGGCGGGACAGGTCGCGGATGGCGTTGTCGAGGTCGCGGGAGATGTTCTGCAGCTGGTCGAGGACGCTAGTCATGGGTCTCGTCCTCCCCTAGCACTACCTCGTACGGGCGGGGCTTCCACCACGGCTCCGGTCTCGTCATCGCCGGGTTCTTGCTGCATTCATGGACGGGACCGAACACGATGTCGTCGCCCTCGTTGAAGCAGCCGCAGCGAAGGCTCACAACGCCTCCCCTTGCGGTTCGTACATGGGGACACCAGTAACGGCTCGCTGGCAGATGCGCCGCAATGTCTGCGCAGCCAACTGGTTGTCTGGTCCAGTACCGGACATCGCCAGCACCCCAAGCACCCCCAGCGCAGTGTTCAGGGCCTCAGGCAACAGTGCCTTGTCGGCGAACTGGCGTTCCCGCACCTCGTCGCGGATCGCGTCGTACTCCTCCATCTCCATCGGGTACATGGCAGCCGGCGCGATCTCTTCGATCTCCCACGGTGCGAGGTCGGTCATGCCGCATCCCCTTCGTGTTCGATCTCGTCGTTGCCGAGGGACACCTGCTGCGCAACGCCTTCCTGTACGTCACCAGCGGGCTTCTCCTCGTCTTCCGGTTTGGCAGGGAGTACGAGGGTGCCCCTCACCAGTGCGTCCGTCTGGCCCTTGTTGTAGAGGCTCAGGCCGAACTGGTCGCCGAGGTTGATCGCGGCGCGCTTCTTCGCCAGCGAGAGTGCCGACTTGTACGCCAGGTCGTGCGCGTCACCTCGGGTCTGGTTCTGCGCTGTGGCGGTCGAGCCGTCCTCGTAGTGGCACACCTCGAGGCCGTGTTCGTCGCGGATCGTCAACCGCAGCAAGGCCCGATAGCAGACATCCCAGCGGCCGGTAAGTACGCCGTTCTTGTCGGCCCGCTCCTGCTCGAACACGCACTTCACCGAGACGATGTCGGTGTCGAACGAGCCGAAGCCGAACACGCGAATCAGGTGAGCGGTGATGTCCTGCTGGCTGACGTGGGAATGACCCTTGCCGTCAGCGAGGACGCGGTTGGTGCGGATCGGTGCCAGCAGCTGTAGGGTCTGCTGGGCGTTGAAGGCGCTCACGCCACGCTCCTCTTGTTCGGCTTGTCG